GGGGTCAAATAGATTTGATCTGAAACTCCGGTTGAAAAATAATAATTGTTGGGTGTTGCAGATCCGTTTCCGGGTTTTTGTTGAACTCCGCCCACGAATACCAACACACTGGCCTCTTGTCCGGCTTGATACTGAAAACTCATAGTAAATTGATTCACACCACCGTCGTATGTGGTAAATGTATCTGTGGTGATTGTTACGTTGCCAATTTTGGCAACTTTGTTCCACTGATTGTTGTAGTAGAATTCAATCTTGTCAGTGGTCTGATTGAATCTAATTTGACCGTTTACCGGAACGTCTGGGCCTACTGTGTTACTGCCCAATGGTAATTGCACAGCATAACTGCCGCCCTCCAGTTGAGTATTTTTAAGATAACGTCCCATGTTAGATACCTAACGTACTGACAGTGGCAACAATCACATTGGCTGTGTTGGCACTGGCCTGTAACATATCACCGTTGCTTAGTATGATTTTTTCCAGTTCAAGAATGTATGTGTCATTGCTGGTCACAGTTTTATTACTGTACACAATATTGTTGGCTCCAGCAGTTTGTCCACTGGGTACCAAATACAAATTAAATGCTGTGGCACTGCCGTTTCTATTACAGAAATAGGCCACGCTGACCACATTGCCTTGTGTGCCGGTGGCCACAAAAATATTACCTACGGTTGTTCCTAATGCTGTGCTTTGTATGCTCATTTTCGTTCCTACAATATGATTGAATAGACCAGTGATCTATTCTTGGTTATTAATTCTTCTCCGGGTCCTGCCACTGCCACTGGATGTGCGTAGATTCCTGTGCCGCCCATGCCGGCAGCATTGGCCTGTATTTCCACATTGGCCACTGTGTCAAACAAGGTCTTGGTTGTGATGTTTAAGTTACCGCCAAGTCTTGGTGCCGGGTCTTGAAAAACATTGCCAATGGCCGAGGTTGATCCGCTGGTTATATTGGCCCAGGTTGTACCATCGTTGGTCAACTCCCAATTGTCAATCGATTCGTTGTATCTGATCCCAACATCATTTAATGATCCGCGATCAACTTCGATACCCGAGTATACCAAGGTCACGCCTGCTCCTGCTTCGCCCTTGTTTAACGTAATAGTGTTATCTGTGATTTCTGTGTCAGTTTTGGTAACTACGCTGGTATTACCACCAACTACCATGTTGCCCTGAACAAACAGAGTATGAGTGCTCACAGTTACGTTAGCCCCCAGTGTGTCTTTGTTGGTTATTTGGTAATCGCCTGAAATTCGTTTGGTAACACTCATTGTTGTATCCTGGTTATAGTGTATTTATGAGTGTTTAATTTTTGCTGATTTCAAAACAAAAGCGGCCCAAAGCCGCTTTGTTTTTTAATGCTGGTATTTGTTAGTTACTTGCTACATTGGCAAATGTTGCTGTGGCAACGGCTGGTGCCAAGACATAGCGATAGCGATTGCCGCTGAAGTCATACACAAATTTGTTTGTGATACGGCTGGCAGCAAATGCTGTATTACTGGTGTTGTAAGCGGTAATACGTGCTTCGTCTGGTCCCAATGCTGCTGCGGCTTTGTTTACCAAAGTGACTGTTTCAACGCTGGTACCTGCAGAAGCTGCATTGGCCACGCGGAATTTGCGTATGCCTTTTTGTGCAGTAATATAGCCAGTGGTAACTTGTGCATTGGCAGTGGTGTTGTATGTTACAGCAATAGTTTTTACACCTGTTGTTGTGATACTTTGACCTTGACCACCTGTGCCACCAACTTGTGTAACACCATCACTTAATAGTGGGCGTACCTTTTGATCTAGTAAGGTACCACCGCTGGTCTTGTGTGCGATTTTCAATTTTGCCATTTTATTTCTCCTTGTTTTGTTAGCGTTCTAGGCTACCCGAAGCGGCTACTCCGAGAATTCACATGAACAAAGTATTTATCCAATTTGACTGTAAACATATTTGGCCCATAACTCATGGCCGGCTGGGTTAGGGTGGCAAGTGCTGCCTTTGAGATTGTAAGCACTGGCTCCCAGGAACTGCCAACGAGTACCTACACGTTCCATGATATCTAAGAATTCCACCTTGCGTTCTATATTGTTCCTGATGTATTTTTCTCGGAGTGGGTTTATGCTCATCTGACCAATGAATGGCACAGGTCGCTGATAGTTGCCAAACTGTGCCCAATCCTGAATCACATCACACCAAGTTTTGTTTAGCAACAGAGGACTTGAGTTGCCAGGCCATACATCAGTGAATGCTCGTGCTAGGTGTGCAGACACCTGAGGTAGTTGTTTGAAATAGGTTTCTAAATTCAAAAACAAATAGTTTTCAACTTGACGCAAAAAACTTTCGATGGTATCACTGCCAAGCCACATCTGTTGATAGGGTTCTTCCACTTTAATTCTGCGAGTGTATTCGGCTTCACGAAGATCTTCAGTCAAGTTAACCACCACATGAATCTTTTTGTAGTTAGCCTGTTGAATGTACGGATGTAGATCTTGTAATTTTTCCAGCATCCAGTAGTTGCTACAGCCGGGTCTAGCCAAATTTACCCAATCTGCTTCTAACAAATTACTCAAATGTCTGCCAGCAATTTGTTGCTGTCTTACTGGATCATTTGATGCCACATTCCAGTCTATGCAACCAAGATGGTCTCCCCAGGTCCAGGAGTCGCCTACCATGATCAGTAAAGTGTCACGCCCTTGTATATCTTCTTCATACCACTGTCTGTAAGTGTAAACATTTTCTGGTGTCCAGTCTGGTTGACGGTGATCAATGCTGTCTTCAAAGGTCAGGCCAGAATAAAATTTAAATGTCATAAAGTTCTAATATTCTTTGGTCGTAACCAATCGTGTTAACACAGGTCTGATTGTGTTCAAACACCGATTGATTTTGTTTGTACAATCTGGATAAGTTTTGCATCATGAGGTTTTTGAATTGTTCTAGCACAGCCTCAAATCTTGTGCGTGGATCAGTAATATTGTCAAAATCGTAGTCTACAAAGTCAGGCATTTGAAATCCCATGGCCTTTAATCTACTTATGGTTCCCGGATTGCTAAACGGCAAGATCACATGACCTTTGATCAAAGGCTCATAGGTTTTTTCTGTGATGTGTACAAGATCTGTGCGTAAAAAATTACTTTCACAGTAAATGCTGACATAACTGTCCTCGTAAAACGTGTTGGGCACAGGTTCAAAGGCTCCTGCCACGGGTCTGCCTTCCAAGGTAATACCGCGGCTACGATTGCTCACATAACCTTCACTGTAGTCTTTGACTACTTCATAAAGATTGGTTCTGTAGCCAAATTCTCGGCCGGTCATGCTTAAAAACTTTTTAGAACGTTGTTTGTCAAAATCCAAATTGGGAATCTGGTAGGCCGCAGGCCCGGCATAGTGGTGCAGGTGCAGTTTGTCATACGGAACTGTTTCTGTATAATAACTACGATATCGGTTCCACATAAAATCCCAAGAGACAATTTGCACGTTGGCCAATTTTAACTCTGAGCTTTGATTTGCTGTGAGATATATCTTGCGTGGGTGGTCAAAGTTGCTGACAAATTCACAGAACTTGGTGTGCTCATAATCCCCGGTGTTGACCAGATCATAAAAAATCACAGCACGGCTGGTCTTGGCACGTTGCAAATAGGTATTGTGCCAATCAGGTCCGTGTGTGTTGTAATGGTTGACCAAGGGCCAAAAACAAATGCTGGTGTCAAAAGAATTAGCATCGTGATCTAACAAACTCAAATGATAGGGTATGTCGTCACCCTCAATACCCACAGCGTTAACCGTAGGTTTGTATATATTGGTCATAGAGTAGTTTTGCTATCTGTTGGTGCCCTGCTATGTTGGGATGAAACAGCTTGCCAACAAAATATTTGTTTTCACGTATGCCCGGCAGGTCATATTCTTGTCCAGTCAGTGCTTGGGTGATTGTGGTTGGATAAATTAAATCTTTGCGTAACATGTATCCGTACGTGTCTGTGATCAATTTATCAAAATAACTGAAAAACAAACAATCTATTTTGTTATAAAAACAAAACTGTTGAAATTGAAAAACTGTCTGCACTCCTAAAAATTCATTGTACAGGCCATCATCCACATACTTGTAGGTTAATCTTGAGTATTCTTCCATGTGCATCACACACCCGGGCGGACGACCTGAAAAATGTATGTTGCTGGTGCTGTATGGTGCTTCTGATGTTATGTTTATAAATTCTTTGCCTTGATTATTGTAACTCAGATATCTAGATGGTGCTGTAAGCCCAACCATAAAAATAAGTTTGTACGATTCAAAGTCAGGATATTGTTTTATAAAATCAAATAGTTGCACAGTAGTGTGCCCAATGCTGCTGGACGGCACTCCCATGTTTACATATTCTGCACCAAGGCGTTCTGCCAAATGTTTTGGCCAAGGATCTTCTCTGGGAATGTCCAACTCGCTACCAAAGGTCCACGAATCGCCAAAGGCCACTAATAATCGTTTCATACTATTACTTATTAAACAAAAAAGGCTCCGAAGAGCCTTTCCATTATGCTTGGTCTACAAACTTTTTCAGTTCTTCGGCCTTGGCTATAATATCTGTGCTACTTGGAAAATCCGGCAAGGTTGGAAATGCCTGGCTTTCGCGATTGGCATCTGTTAATTTGCTGTGATATTCATCCATTTTGGCTTGGCGTGTCTGGAATACTGGTGTTACCAATATTTCATTGGCCATTTTGAGTAGTTCGAGACGAATCTCGTAAGGTGTTTTGCTCATGATTTCCTCCTTTGTGTGTGATGTGTGTTAAACACGAGCTGTAGCTGTTGCTACACAATTACTTATCACATAGAAATATCAGCCAACAAAAAAGCACCTTGCGGTGCTTTCTTGCCTTCCCATCCCTGGGATGATTCCGTTGTCCAGTTCAGTCTGGATTATTGGAACGATAGGTTTGCTACAGAGATCTCACCAACATAGTCACCGGCGTTGCCTAGAGACGATGCTGTGTTTGTTAACTCTACATAACCATAACGTGTCATAAACGATACGACTGGTTCAAATGTAGATGGATCTAGAACAACACCAGAACTCATTAGAGGGATATATGGGCAATAGAACGCAGCTGCATCAGCTTCGCTTGAACCCTTATAACCAACTAAAACAGCTTGGCTGTCGCTTGCATATGAATCAACATACACTTTCATTGCGCCATTCAATGTACCAACAAACTTGGTGTTTGTAGGTGCTTCAAATGTGCCTTCTGTTGTACGAGCAAATGCAGAAGTTGTAGCACTTTGTAGTACTGTCAATGCAGCTGGACTAACAACAGCCCAGTTACCAGCGCCACGACGTGTACGCTGAGCGATCAGGTTAGCAACACGGTTGATCTGAACTGCCAAAGCAGCATGCTCATCACCAACAAATGTAGCTGTACCAGAAACGGCAGCTTGGTCGTATGCAGCGTCAGTAGCGGCAAGAGCACGTAGAGAACCAAGAATTTCTTGATCGATCTCAACTGTGATTTCTTGTGCTAGGGCAGCCATGATTTCTGCCTCAACATCCAAACCATGCATAGACTGTGCGTCTTGTGCAGCTTCAAATGTCCAACGAGCACTTAACTTACGTGTTTTGGCTTCAACAACTTGTTTCAGGATCTGTACGTTGATCTTGTTACCTGCTGTACCTTCAGCAGCTGATGTTGCGTTACCTTGACCTGTTGTGTTGCTACCAGAGTATGCAACAGCAATCTTGAATGGGCTTAGAGCCTCATCACCGGCTGTTGTACTGGTACCATAGCTAGAACTATCACTAACTGTGTCAGCATAGCGAACACGTAATGTATGGATCTGAGCAACAGGACCTGTCATTGGTTGTACACCAACGATTTCGTTAGCAATAACTGTTGGCATAACACGACGGATAACAGGTAGAATCACACGGTTAAGTGTTGCTACGTTACCAGCTTGTGTTGCACCAGCGGTTGCACTTTCTGCCAACATTTTGCGTGTATTCTCAAGGATTACACCCATTGTGGTTCGCTTGGAACCTTGTAGGCCTTCTAGCAGGGCATCTTTGGTCTCGCCCCAACGGCTTTCTAATAATGCTTGTGTCATAATATTTCCTCTTTCCTTTTAGGGTTTAATTAAGCCCTGCTAAACGTCTAATTTCAAAAACATTGTTCAATGACTCTGTCTTAGAAGTTTCAACGGCAGTTTTAGCAGTTTTATCACCAGTTACTTCAACAACACGACTCTCGGTTAGAGCAACTTTTTCGGTTGCTGGCTTGGCCACTGGTGTGTTATTTAGTACGGCTGGTAGATACTTTTCATATGCGGACTGTAGCTTATCAGTCTGCACACTTTCAAGTAGGTCACGCATGATTGCGGCCTTCTCTTTGTTCAAAGGTTTCAACATTTCTGCAACACGTTCTTTGCGTTCTGCTGATTCTTTGATAATACGAATTTCTTTTTCCTTTGATTCAACCAAAGCCTTCTTGTCTTCAATTGCTGATACTGCTTCAGACAATTTCTGAGTTACCATGTCCACAGTGGACTGTAACTCACGAATCTGTTTGTTCTCATTTAAGTGAGTAACAGCAAACTCGCTGGCGAATGCTTCATACAGACGACGACCAAACATGTTCTCGCGAGCAACTTGGATGTCTTCTTTTAGTTGAGTCAATTCTGACTCTAACGAACTGGTTACGGCCTCTTTTACTGCAGCGGCTGATTGTTCAACGAATTTCTTCTGTAGCTCAGCCAGTTTGGCTTTGCCTTCAGCAACTAAACGAACTTTGGTTTCAACAACCGCTTGTTTGTCTTGTTCAAATTCTTTGATTTCTTCTGCCAATGCATGGATTGTAAACTGTTCGAGTTTGGCAATTGCCGACTCGTATGTTTTACGATCTTGGCGCAGTTCTTTGATTTCTTCGGCTAGTTTAGTAACCATGAAATCGTTGAACTTGCCTGCACTTTCGACCATCTGTTGCTTGAATGCAACACGGTCTTCTGCTAATTGTCGTTTTTCGTCTGCGAACTCAGCGAGTTCAGCAGTGAGAGACTCTGTTACCATTTTGTCTAGAGCTTCAACCATTACTGCCTTATCATGTTGATAACGTTGAGCAAATTCTTCGCGTAATTCTGCACGAACTTGTTCTTTGGCTTCAACAATGCGTGATTCCCAAGCTTCAGCAATAGCTGTCTTGGTTTCTTCATTGATGATTCCGTTATCCAACAATGGTTTGATAGCATCTAACATTGGATATTTCTCCTATAGTTTCAAATCTTTGATCAGGCGTTTAATGCCTTCTTCAAGGTACTTCTGTACTTTTTGATCTTGAGCGGCTTCACGTGCCGTTTCAAATACCTGCATACCACCACGCATGTTCATAAGACCTTCATAGATGGCCTTGGGATAAGCATGAGGTGCACTAGGTTGTGCTACAATGTCTACGGTAATGATTTCAAAATCACTAACGTGTCCACTTCCTTCGTTGACATTACCACTTCCACGTGAGCTAACACCCAGTTTGACGCCTGATGTGATCATGGCTTCAACTAGTTTGCCCATTGGTGTTGGTAATACCTTTAATTTTCCACGTCCGGTAGGACCATCCATCCACATTTTTTCAATCATGTGGCTTACACGATCTAGATTAATTTTCAAGTCATCTGGATGGTCAACTTCACCCAACACAGAGTAACCTTCATTGATTTGTTTGTTGATGGTATTAACGGCTTTTTCAATTTCATGGACAGGGTATACTCGTTCGTTGGCGTTCTTTACTCCGCCTTCTATGAATATACCCTCCATTTTGAGAGTCTTGTTACCGCCTTCGTCAACAGATTCAACAATGATACCTGCCCGATCAAACGTTAGATTCTCTTTTAGGTACAAAGCCATTTGTAGTTCCTAATTATTTACGAACTGGGCTCTTGTCGCTTACAGGCACTGAACCGTCTGTAGTCGAACCTTCGCCTGTTTTTGCGGCTTCTTTGGTCTTGAATGCATTACCTGCTTTGCCGCCTGGTACATTGATGTTACCAGATTTGATATCTTGTGGCTTGTCTGTGCTTGGGGCAGAGTTACCGTCTTGGTTTTGCTCGCCGCCTTTGCTACTAGCAGTACTGCCACCAAAATCAGCACCTGGGCCTACTGGGGTTTTTGTGTTTACAGATGTTTTCTTACCTGTTGAACCCACAGCATCGCCTTCGGCTGCATCACCTGCACCACCGTAGATGTCGCCAATGCGGTCTACATATTCACGCATTAGTTCAGAAGTAGATGTGGATTTACGAGGAGTCTTGGATTCGCTTTTTGGCTCGTCCTTCTTCTCTTTTTCCTTGTCTTCTTCGTCGTCGCAATCTTCCTCTTCTTCGGCTGCTTCCATCATGCCCATTTCAGCCATTTCTGGCTCTTCGGCACCCATGTCTGCACCCATGTCATCACCGCCCATGTCATCGGCTTTGTCGCCCATGATTTCATCAAATTTGGCCAATAACTCGTCCAATTTGGCGTCGATGCTCATAATCTTTTCTTCGTCGGATTCTTCACCGCCCATGTCATCAGCTGGCAAATCTCCGGCCATTTCGCCGTCGTCTTCGCTGTCTGGGTCAAGATCAAACTCTTGTTCACCTTCTTCGTCGGCTTCGCCAACAGCTTCTTCCTGGCTGATTTCGTCAACCATGGCTTCTACTTGCTCGCCTTCAACAGGACCTTGCATGGTTTCTTCAACCTGCTCTTCGTCCATGATACTTTCGTAAATGTCACGGCTTTTTTCTACTACGATGTCGTGAAATAACTCACGTGCTTTTTGGTCTTCATCATTGATGATGTACTCAATTAATTTCTCAAACTTGTTCATAAGAACTCCTTAAAAAGTGGCTTTGTAAGAGTATTTACAAATATACGCAGTTTTCAGGGTTAAATGGGTAGTTTTTGAAGGATTTTGACCTGATAATTATAGGCCAAGCGGTGCCGCGCCAGGTTCAGCGGGTGGTTGATATTGTTTGTTTACTGCTTTTAATTTCTTTTCATGCTCTAATTTACGCACATCGTGAGCCTGTCTCAGCTGATTTAAGTGTGCCAAAGTCAAGCGAGTTTTACGGCTATCAGACACTTTAAGAGTGCTATTGTCACTCTTTTGGTCCTGATATCCATGCGGTGCTGGGTCAAATAATTCTGTGATGATCATGCTAGTATTTAACCTTTATGGGATCAAAGTGCTGGGGCAGCGGTACCGGGTACCGGAGCGGCTCCAGGTCCTGCGGGACTACCGGCCATTTCTGGACCACCCGCAGGTGCTCCGGCTGTGGGTTCAGGTCCCAGGCCTTCCAGATCAGATTGCAAACCACCAGGACTGATGCCTACGCCACGCAGACCAGGTGCTTCGGCCTGTGCCAGTTCGGTATCGCCGCGTTCTTCGGCCCATTGACTTTCATTTTCAGCAATCTCTGCTTCGGTCATACCTAGATATCGTTTCATCAGATAGCGTTTGCTGAGATATGGATATTGTTCCAGCTGAGTGAATGTGGCAATGCGAGCTGCATCAATGTCGGCCTGACGATACTGTGCAAAGTTCTGTGGCTCGTTGAAACTTAAATCAAACAGGCTGCCGTCAATGTTAAAACCGCGCCAACGCATGAACAGTTTAAACTCTGAGTCTAACTTGTCTGCGATCATGCTTTGTAAACGCTGGCAGTATTGATTGAAACGCCATTCTTGGATCAGTGCTGTACCTACACGTCCGTCAGTGTAGGCCTGTGATCCATCTTCAGCAGTGGTAGGCAAATACGAGCTGGGAATTCGCAAACCACGGAATAGTTTGTTGGTAAAAAATCGTAGGTCAGTGATTTCACCCAGATTCTGTCCACCGGGTAACACGTCTACACTACTCCCACGACCGTCAGCTGTGGTTGGAAAAAAGTAGTCTTCGTTGGTGCTTAGAGGATTGTAGGTGGCATCCATCATGTTGTTGCCACCACCGCTTTGTGTAGGAATTCTACGCTGATGTATTTCGTTTTTGATGCGTTCCACAAAGGCCATGGCCATGTGTGTGGGCA